GTATATCAACAACTTTCTATTATGTTTTAAAGCGTCGTATACTCCCTCAACTTGGTAATCTCTCGGAGAATACTTGCAAATAGCATTCATATAATCTTTTACACCTTCCTTTGAGATAAAGTCATTCGTCTCAAAAGGAAGACCATAATACTTATTATCTACAAACTCATAAGTATATCCATGGTCATCACAAAACTTTGTAACCTTATCCAACAATCCAACGTAAATCTCTCCAGTTTGGGTATTAAATAATCTTATCTTTCCATCCCAGTATTTACTACGATATGAGGACATAAACTTTGCACCAGGAACCTCAAAGGTAAACTGGTCTGATAATTCATAGTATACATGAGGTTCTGCCTTAACCTGTAAATATACTTCATTCTTTTTTGATATAATCAAATGAGACATAACTCATAGGTTCACCTATAAGTATTTAGTTCATGTTGTCAAACTGATGCTCTAAAATAAGTCTATAAAAATTATCTCTCATCGCAATCAGGTTCTCCTGTTCTTCTGGTTCTCCTCCAGACCATTTTTGTACTGCTTGACTAAGTCCTGTGTGAATTAACCTAATTCCTCTAATATTTAATTCGATAGAGTAATATTCATCGTCCATTAGTTAAAACCTGCTTGAAATTTGTGCCAGTCGATTGAGTTTTTAATTTGGAAAGTTCTATTCGAAACTGTCTTAATAATTTCCTCCAAGAACTTGAGCATCACATCATAATAACGAACTTTGAGGTCAATAGTATTTAACTTCTCATCAGCATCCATATACCTCTGTAGTGCTTCTTTATCTCTAACCTTATAGGGAAATGGTTCTTCGGCATAAACCTCTGCTGTTGCCTTTCCTGTGTAGTAGTTGTATCTTTCTAACTTTACACGATTATAAGTTCCTCTTGCCTTCTCTCTCAAAAGAGTAATGGTATTATATAAGGTATAATATTTTGAATGGAGTTGTGGAATTTTTAATGATTCATCATGTAGGTTATCAGGATCGATTTGAGAATCTTTTTCCCACATCTCCTGAATTTGATCAAGGTTCATAGAGGTGTTCTGTTATCAGCAGATAATACATTATACACAGTATACTTGAAAGTGACCTCTGCTGTAAAGTAGTTGATGTCCGTATCACTTGCTTCAAATTCTAAAGAGGTCAAATAAACTGGAAATAAATCTCTAAATTTTACAATAGCAACATCTCTAAAGTTGCTATTTAAAATATGAAGACTTCCGTCACTAAACTGTTCTTTTAAATCTCTTACTCCATCAGCATTTGTTGTTAAATCTTTAAACTCTTGTGCTGTCTCTGGAAAACCTAAACCTGTCATCCAATTATGAATTGCCATATAGTTGACCATATTTTCATCAACTAAAAATCTTAAAGAAAAATCTCCATAAGTAAGTTTTTCTCCAGGAACATCAATATCCTTAAGATAAGTCGGTTGAACTGCTGTTCCTAGACTTATATTGGGAATACTGGCAGAGTTTGAAAAAAAATCAACCTTTGGTTCTTTTGCTAATGTGAATTTAAAACCAACAGGTGATAAAAAATTTCTATTTCCTATCTGCTTACCAAATGCCGTCGCCATTGTTTTATTTGTATTTAGATAAAAAAAGAGACCCTTTCGGGTCTCTGTGAGAAATATGTGAACCGTAGATCACATGAGGTTTTGAACCTTGACTCTTCTGTAGTAACGGTTTGCGTTAGTCTGCAGTCTACCAGGATTGACAACAGGAGCAGCACCTTCTGCGAAGGGGTTAGCAACAATGCCGTAACGAGTCTTGAATCCGATTTTAGGCTGGAAGGTGTTCTCTCCAACTGCACGAACCATCTGAAGAGGAACGTAAGGGCAATAGAACAGACCTGCGTCATAAGGTGAAGAACCTTTATAACCAGCAACATAGTATTGTGCAGCTGCTTGGTTTGCAGAATAAGGATCGATATAGACCTTATACTTACCAGCAAGAACACCTGCGAAGGTGTTACCGGTGTCATCAACGTTCAGGTTTGCATTGAGTGCAGGGGTGTAATCAAGTACACCAGCCATGGTCAATGCGGAAGCAACGTCTGCGGAACACAGAATCATGTTGCCCTTTCCTCTACGAGTTCTTTGTGCGATTGCGTTCGCATCTCTCTCGATTTGGAAAATAAGACCTTTGAACTTCTCAACAGACCAACGTCCATTGGAGTCAACGTCAAGGTCAAAAGTACCGGCAGTAGCAACGTTTGCTTGAGCACCGGGTTCAGCAACCTTATAGATGGTTCTGATGACTTCTCTGTTGATTTCCGCAAGGATTTCAGTGGAGAGAATGTTGGCAAGTTCTGCCTCGGCATTCAATCCGTGGATTGCCTTGAGGTCTTGTGCCAGTTCCAAAGAATACTCTGCTTTCAGAGCACGGGACTTAGCAGTAACGGTGACTTTCTCAATCGAGAATGCCATCTCGTTGAAATCAACAGCACCACCGTCTCCAAGAGCTTCGGAGTTTGCTGTGGACATACCCTGACCGACGTTATATCCGGTTTGGGTTTGAGCAGATGGGCTGAGAAGTCCTGGATTAGATCCACTCTGATTTCCAGTGGTTCCTAAACCAACGTTTGCTTCCTGACCAGCAACATAAGAGTTGGTGCCGTCAAAACCGAGTCCGCTGTTAGAGAATCCGGTATTTGCTTCGTCGAAGAGTGCTTCTGCACCACTTTGATTCGTGAAGCGTGAACGCATTGCGAAGATCAGTCCAGTAGGACCGTTCATCGGTTGAACGCCTGCAAGGTCATATGCGACCAGGTTAGGCATTGCGCGTCTGATCAATGAGATCAGAACGGGGTCGAAGTTAGCAACTCCGGAACCGGTTGAGTTTGTAGGTGCTTCTGAAAGAAACTCACGCTCCTCACTAAGCATTTTTTCTTGGTTCTCCAGAAGAACTGCGGTAACCATTCTCTTATGAGCATCATTGATGCCTCCGAGACCCTCGTGGTTGAGGATAGGTGCCCACTTCTCCTGAAGGTGTTCAGCATTGAAACCTTGCATTTGAATTTACCTTGTTAAAAATTTTAGTTTGATTTATAATTAAAAAATCACTTTTGCGAAACTCTAGTCAGAGTATCGAGATAGGATTCCATTAGACCAGTAACTGGTTGTGCAATGGACTCTGAACTCTCGGAAATATTCTCTGAGTTGTCTCTTTGAGATCCGACATTTTCTGGGAAATAAGAATTTCTCAGGGTTGCCAGTTTCTCACGATAGTTGTCTTCACTATCAAACTCAACATTTTCTGCAAGAGAAGCGAGTTTATCCTTCTGCGAAAGTGCTAGACCTTCACAGACCTCGGAGAAGATTACATCAGCAACCGACTCAGCTAATCTTTGATTAAGAGCAATATTAGATTTAATTTGCTCGTTGAGTTTATCTTCCATTTCATCTAATTTCTCTACCATTGCGGTAGTTACATCATATTTCTCTTCAGGGATGTTTACATAATGATCTTCAAAAAGACTTCTCATTCCAGTGAGGAATGATTCGGTCATTTCTGCCTTGAGACCTTGCTCGATTGCGAGTTGATTTTCGGAAATCCACTCTTCGGCAACGTACTCAAGATATGCATCAACTCTATCGGTCAGTTCTTCCTTAATAGCAGAAACTTCTTCTTCAAGAGTTGTTTCGTATTGTGCCTTCAGTTCTTCTTGAACTTCGGCAACTTTTGTTTTGATAGCAGTTTCGAAAATAGTACGTGCTTTTTCTTGGAAGTCTTCAGAAAGTTCTTCACCTTGAAGTAAGGCATCAACATCTTCTTCGACGTTATATTCTACTTCAAGTACTTCCTCTTCAGATACAACTTCTTCTTCAGAAGTTTCTTCTTCGGCAACTACTTCTTCGGCAGATGCAGTGGTCTCTTCTTCTTCGACTACTTCACCTTCAACTTCCTCTTCTTCCTTCATACCAGTAGGCATGGGTTCAGCAGGTTTTGCGCCCCTGTTCACAATGTCTTTGACAGTTGCGATTTTGGGTTCTGCGAGTTTAGCAGAGTTGTCGTCTACTTTATAGTTTTCTGGAGTAGGACCACCGAGATCTTCGTAACTGCCAGTTTGACCAGGGGTCGAAACACCGGAAGCATTACTTCCAGATTTTGGCATTACCTCAGATGCAGCAGCTCCTTTCGTTACTACGTTTTCCATTTCTTGTAAATTGCTACCAACGGACATTTGATTTTATTAGATTTTTTATACTAATATATTTATTTATAATTTAAAGATTTGATAAGAATTCGTTGAACAAGTTTAACTTATGTTCTTCGAGAACTTTTTGGTCAACGAGAGTGTTAATTCTCTTCTGAGTTCTTTCTGCGAGTTGCTCACGAAGAATTCCTCCTTCCCAAACCCACTCTTTTCCTTCCATAATTCCTGATACAAAAGCATCAGGAGCAGAAGGATCGGCAACGATATCAGCAGCAGTCGCTAACATGAAATCTTCACCAACAACTTTTATACCACCACGGTCTTCTTTTAATGATCCAACACCACGAGAAGAAACTCCAAGCATCACACCTTCATCTAAAAGTGAAGATGCAATTTTACCCATAGGAGTATTAAGGATTTGTGCCTTACCTCTAAAATTACTACCCTCTTGAGTGAGTGAAGTAATCTTATGAGAAACACGGTCAAGATTTACGGTAGGTCCATCAGGGTGACCAAGTTCTCCAAGAGCACGTCCCTTTTGGACGAATGCTTCATTATATCTACTTACTTCACGAGAAAGAGTCTCCATAGGATACATTCTTCCATTACGATTTTTGAGATCACCTTGTAGGAAAACTCCTTCAATATAAAGTTTCTTATTAGAACCTTTACCTTCGGTAATAATCTTTACGTTTGAAATTTCTTCTGTGATAAGTTTCATTGTTTATCCTGTGAATCCTACTTTTAAACCTACAACTAATGCATTTGATGCTGAGATTTGATCCTGAGGACCTTTTTCAAAAAATTCAACATGGTTTTGTGGCAGTGTTACTGATGCAGTATCTGCATATCCAGTATTAGTACTTTTTGCAATACTGACAGTTGCGACTCCACTAACACCATTAAAAACTCTAACTACGGTTGCATTATCTAAAGTAGTTGCCACATTAAGTGCAACCTCATTTCCAACACCAACTAATAAAGTTCTTGTCATTATTCTTGATCCTCGGATTGTTGTTCGTCACCAAACATGGATGCGCCAACTGTTGGACGAATAGTATTAATACGTTCTGCTGCTTTTGCATACAAAACGTCTTTAATTCTGTCACTAATATCAGATGCCGACGAATCGGATCCGACTAAATTTACAATTTCTTCCATGAAAATTTAATATATGTATATTTTATATTTATATCTCGGCAGCTTTACCGTCTACTTCAGTCATTCCACCATCAATTTCGGGTTCCATCGGAACATCACCCATCATTCCCTGCTCACCTTCTTGTGGTAATGGTTCTCCAGTTATTGGATCAACAGCACTTGGATCTGGAATAATACCATCTTTGATTTCTTGTTCAATCTGCTCATCCATTTCAATCATTTCTCCATCAGTCTGACGAAGAACTTTACTACGAACCCACTTCTGGGAATAATACTTACCGATATAAGGTTCAATAGTTGCGAGAACACCAAGTCTCTCATTTAACATTTCTGTTTCTTTCAGTTCCGCAAACTGATTATCATATAAGAAATCATATTGAATATGATCACCAATTCTATCCCAGTCTTCCACAGAAACAATGTTCTTAAGGATTAACTGTGTCTTCAACATATCATTGAACATCTGAGCAAATCTCTTTCTCAGACGACCGACAAACTTAGCAAACTTAAGTTCATCTCTTAAAATTTCAGAAGAACGACCAAGATTAAAACCACCATCGGCAGCAATTCTTGATTCTGGAACTCCAAGTGCTCTATAAAGTTTCTTTTGGAAATATTCAATATCAGCAAGTTCTCCTAAGTTTTGACCACCTGGAAGAGTTGTGATTTCAGTTCCTCTACCACCTTCTCTTCTAGGAAGCCAGAAGTCTTCCATCATACTCATAAATTTACGATCATCACGGATTTCTCCAGTGTTCGCATCATAAACTTGCTTGTTACGATAACGATTCATAACATCACGAAGATATTGTTCTGCCTTTACTTTAGGAAGATTACCAACATCAATATAAAAAATACGACGTTCAGGTGCTCTTGATAATCTATAGATAACCAAAGAATCCTCAATCATTCTCAGTTGATTGAGTGCCTTGATTGCTTTATGTAGATAAGAAAGAACATTTCCTTTGTTCCTATCTACAAGACCGGAAGTACAATATGTAATTGCATCCTTTGCTATCTTAGTTCCTTTATTTCCACCACCACCGGTTAAGTTTCCTGTTGGATAGTTTGGTTTTGGTGTATAAACAAAATACTCTTCAATCTCTGGAGCAATTCCATTTTTTTGTTCATCACGACCAGGAATATTTGGTCCAATAAGATTTTTATCCTTTTTCTTTTCTTGACGGACAAACCGCATCTTCATTGGGTCGATATACCTCAGTTCCTTAATTCCTTCCTGAGGATTTTTGAGATCGATTACCTTATGGTAGTAAAGTCTTCCATCAACATACCAATTTCTAAAGATTTCGTGTGACTTTTTATCAAAATCTAAAATTTCTTTAATATACTTAAATTCTTGTCTAATTGCTTTCTTTAAATTATCTGTAGCATTTAAATTAGACAATTCAATTTCAATTGGAGAATCATAAAGATCACTCACAATTGCTTCATTTACAACATCTTCGATAGCACCATCCGCTTCTGGATGTAGTGACATCTCTCTGTATCTTTTAATTAGATCAAATTCTGTTCTATATTGTCCTTCAATATCTACATATGAACCATAAAATCCACTACTAATATAGTTATCAACCCCATCCTCGTTATTCACGGGGACAGGGGAAACTACAGATTTGGATTTCTTTTCTGTATCATCAATAGAAAAACCAAAAAGTTTTGCCATATTATAAACTAACTTAGACTACTATTTTATTATTTAGGTTATATCTTCACCACCTGCTGATGGTCCATTACCTTTATATGCTTCCCAATAGTGGACTTGCATTTCTACGGTAAACTCCTGAATAGTATCAGTCGTCTCATAACTTAAATCAATTGTGGAGATGTTAGTTGGGAAAACATCCTTGAAAACATATTTTCTAAGGACTGTTCCTGTGCGATCTAATTGATTTACTTTAGCATCTACTTGATAAAGTGCAGGATCTGTTTCACCAGTTCCGTTATCCAATTTATTAATATAGTTCATCCACTTCTCAAATGCAGATCTAATATTGAATGAAGTATCATTCATTACAGTAATAGTCCATGTTTCGAATGTTCTATCACCTGCAATTTTCAGGATTCTTCCTCTAAAAGGAATATCAATTGGTGCTACTGTTGAAGAAGGTAATGCTGCTGCTTTTACCAAAAATCTAGCATTATCAAGAACTTCGTTTTCATCCTGAACACCAACACCCGAAGGGAAAGTTAATTCCACTTCGAATAGATTGGGTCTTGCACCACCACCCTTTAATTTACTTTTAAAATCACTAATAGTTCTTAGTGGTAAAGTATTTACTTGTTGACGAGCCATTGTTTCTTAAACCTCTAGATTAAACGTTACCGATTACTTCATCAAATGAAACACCAGTTCTGGTGGCAACAAACGTAAGACCGATGAAGTTGATTGATCTTGCGGGTTTGATAAAGATGTCTGCTACAAACTCATTATTATCTATAATTGCAGCAGTGTTATTTGTCTCATCACAAATAACTACAAAGTCAAAGATTCCTCTCTTTGCCTGAACATCACGAAGGAATGGTTCGACAATATTCACAAAGTTAGTTCTTGTGATTTCATCATTAAATTCGAAGAGTTGATCTTTTGCGGCAGCAGAGATTGCATCTTCAAGATAGATAAACAATCTACGAACGTTAATACGATCGAATGCCGATGACTTACCAAATCCAGTCTTGTCTCCAAAGAGAACAATACCGGCACCAGGTGAGAAGATTACTGGATTGACTCTATTAGAATACAATCTATCTCTCTGTGCTTTAGATGGAGTATATGCAAGTTTAACTGCATTTAGAATTCCACCACGATTTGTTCCTGCTGGTGAGAACCATGGGAAGTTGTTTGCATCATTTCTGGCACAAAGTCCGGCAATGTCTCCATTTAGTGGAATATATCTGAAGGTATTTGCAAACCTATCAAACATATACTTGTAACCACTATCAAAGATTCCATAAGTTGTTGATGTAATGGGAGAATAGAAACTGATTACATTATCAGTAATCGTCTCATCTGAATTGATGTTTACTTCTCTATCATCAGAGGTATCAGTAATTGCTGCACCTCTATATGGTGAGATGAATGCAATTGCATCCTTTCTTGCTTCGGCAACTGCAATACACTTATTCGCAAGTGCTTGTGCTTCTTCTTTACCATATCCGGCAGATCCCATAAGAATGAAATCTACATTATACTTTTCAGTATTCTCAAATAATCCGTAACCAGTAACTAATCCATCTAATCCAGAACTTAATGCACCATCTGATGTGATTGCAACTTTACCACCGTAATTAGTTCCAGTAGAAAAACCTGAATTATAATTTCCAGTTGCTGCAAAAGTAATACCTTCTGCCTTTTGGTCCCAAGATACATCAGTAGCAATAGCAAAACTACCTGCGGTGCTAGCACTAAATCCAGTGGTTACAATTCCTGCTGGTGCTGAACCGGCAAAGATATATTGTGAACTATTTGCAGTGAACTTTCTCCAGTATGAAGGAGATCCAAGAGAGAATTCTGCATCTTTTGCTTTCGATAGTGATAGATGCTTCTCAAGAATTGTTCCAGAGTTTCCAGTAACACCTCCATCACCATCAATTACAACAACATGGACTTCATCAAATCTAGATCCTCTTGCTGCTGCATATTCAGAAGTTCCTGGACGATCTGCAAGTTGATTCCACTTAACAGTCGTTGAAGAAGTTAAAGTGAGTGACTGTTGATCGAACCAATCTTTTGATGATGTGACCTCCGGATTGGTGAGGGTGCTAATTGAACCTCCTACCGAAGTGGTGACTCCAAGAAGAATGGTAGTGCCTACTCCAGTTGTATTTGAGAATTTATACTTTCCACTTGGTTGATAATCAACTGAAGTTACTGTGTTTCCAGCAGAAACATGTTGAAGTATTTTAACTCCAATTTCACCACTACCAACTTCAGTAACAAGACCTTTGAAATATCCATCTAATAAAGAAGTTGTTCCTGCTCCGGCAATAACTGTACCAGCAGGAACTACCTGAGTGACTCCGTAACCAACCTCAATATTAGTTGTAGAAACACCTAAGATTTGATCTGCCTTAGCATCAATAATACCAACTCTTAATCCATTTGCCCAAGAACCCGGATTTCTTGCCGCAACAACTACACCAGTAATTGTATTTTCATCGTATCCTAAGTCTTCATAGTGCTCTAAACTTTTAATTTTGATACTTGCGGCAGCACCAACAAACCCGTTTTGAAGACCAGTATCATCTGCTCTTACAACACTAAGAGAACCACCATATGCTAGATAAGAAGAAGCAACTAACCAGTGCTCATAGTGCTTATCTGTTCCGTATGGTTTTCCGAAGACATCTAATAAGTCTTTCTCGCTTCCGATTACTGTAGGAAGATCGACAGGACCTTGTGCGAAAGGTGAAACAATCGCACCAATACCACCGGAGGTTGGATCAACCCTACCGACAGTTAAGTCTACTTCTCTTACTACAATACCAGGAGATGCTAAATTTAGTGGCATCTTGTTTTTTCCTCGCATCCAATTTACCTAAAAATATTTAGGAAAAGGGGCATTTCTAATGGGGAAACAGTGCGTGAATACTTACCAATCAGGATATTCCCACAACAAAGTGCTCTTTCTGCCTCTACTCACTCTCTTAACCGTACATTCTTTACATTCATATGAATATGCTGACGGTAATGTTTTTCTACCTTTTCGAGTCAAATAAAAATCATCCATCAAACTTTTAACCACCCCACAAACTCTACATTTCCGATCAAAAAATAATAAATGTTCTAATTCAATTTCATCATCAATAGACATTACCTATAATCCCACATATATGAACGATCTCCGTATTCGTCCGCATACCATCTATCTCCAGAATCATCTACAAAAGTTGTCTCACCGTTAATTCCATCTTCGATAAATCCAAAGGGTGCCATGTCCTGATCAATTTGATTCTTCTGCTCTTCATATATTCTCTTTCTTACATCATTCTCTGTCATCTCCTTAAAATATTCTTGTGCAACTAACCAAGAAAATATTACAAGACACATTGCCAAGTCATCATTACATCCTTCTTCTGCTTCAAAGGAGTTTCCTTTTTGTGAAAATGTAGTTAGTTCTGATATAATTTCATAATCAGATGCAAGTAATTTATCATCTTCTATAAGAGTTTTAAGATTTGAACATCCTAATTTTTTGACTGCTGAAGTTGTACGAACTCCAAGTTGAGTTTTTTTACCAGAAAATCCTGTTCCCACTATCTGTCCATTTCTACCTCTCATAGTTGCCATTAAAATATTTTCATATTCCAAATCATATTG